ACACAAGCATGGATGAAGTTAGTACCCACTGTTCGAAGAATTCGAGAACTGGGATTCTTCGAACAGTGGGTTGGTCACAATCTGGGATCTAGAAAATTAGGTATCAGACATCGCTAATACTGAACATTTGTTCAGTTATATACGGATCCTTATCTGACTTGTATGAACCACGTACTCTAGGGGAAACACCGGGACATAGATGCACTCAGTTCTCATGATCGTCGGATCATCTTCATCAACCGATGCCTTGATGCCGGCGACCTTGGCAACAATCTGCTGTTGAATCAGATTTTGGAACATGCCCAACAAGGCGGTTTCTGAAGACTTCAGAAGTTGTGGCGTGAACTTCTGCCCGATCATCGGATCGAGGACTTTACGGACCGTCTGTTGAACGAGTTGAATGGTCAAAATGACTGACGGAGTCCGGGTGATGACCGAACTCATATTAGTCGTAAGACCATGCCGTACTCGCATCACAGTATCGACTTGCTCGATAACAGTGACACCACTAACAGCAGTCTGATTTGCTTCAGTCGGGTCAAGAACGCGTCCAAGTTTCTTGAACCCCAAGACTTGGCGACGAGTCAGTGGAACCGCCACGTCCGAAGCCGGATTTGTCAATATACCAGAAAGAGCTGCCGCCATGTAGGAGGCGTCAACCAACTGGTCAAAGACGTTGCCAAGATCGTCCTGGACGCTCATGACGTATCTATCAGGATACGTGACGATCATCATCTCAGACTGGAGTGCAGTTGCGACGGTTCGCGCACCAGTCGGAGTTGTTCCGGCCGCTGTTCCAACGATTCCGATCCGCTCACCTTGCTGCCGTGGTGCGCTCATGAAAACGCAATGCTGGTTCAGGTAAGCGAATATGTTTGGATCCGTTCCCAGTGGAACAATAATGTCGGGCTTGACACTACCCTCAATCGGTCTCCTCTGTTCATCGATAGCCGCAGTGAACGACCCTACTGCAGCCTGACCGGAACCGGGGGCCTTCAGAACTTGTTTCATTCCAAGAAGCACTGCACCATTCAGCAAAGCCAAACGGGCTGCGAGCGCGAGCGGGAATTCAGGAGTTGGAGGACCGAAATTCTGCTGAATCTTCTTGAGATCCTGGAACAGTCCAGTGTCGAGATCCGTCTTTTGGTACTGGTAGCTGATATAATAAACGTCGCCAATTGCTGGTTCAGATCCACCCTTGTTAAAGGTCTGTACTAAAGCAGTCGAATCGACGTTGATATTCAATGTATTGAATACCGTCAATTCCAGACCTGGGATGCTCTTGGATGGGATCGCAGCGTCAGCCGTCCAAATTGAACCCACAATTAACGTAAATTTCCCGGCGGTCGAATAGGTCCCGGCCGAAGCAGGAAGGATCGTGAATCGTAGACCAGTTACTGCATCTGTATAGGTCTGTCCAGGAACCCCGGTGCCAGATGACCCATTCGGATTGGACGATATGACCGTATACCCAGCCGTAGCAGCTTCACCAGAATCTCCGCTGGTGCCCACCACGATTCCAAGACCAGTCTCTGGAATAAACGCAGTGTTAACAACAGCGGTGAATGCTATCGTCGAAGTCGTGCCAGTAGTTAACGAGCACATCTTGACGAATGAGCCGAGACCAGATACGAGAGCTGGCCAAGCAGCTGCTGCTGCTTTGAAGTTGGTGTCATTATTCAATGCACCGGCAACTGCATCAGCAGTCGGCTGCCAACGTCCTACTGAATCACCAGAAGTGAATCCAAGAACGTCGAGAGCCGTGCTAGTGTTATTAATACCGACTAGCGAAGACACCGTATTGGTTCTCGATGTCAACACCAATTTATTGATATTGAGACCGAGTCCAGTATGGGCTACGAGCTGCGAAATCGTCAATACTGATGTATTGACAGCATCCGCGATTAGATGGAATGCCAGACCTGCAATGTGCGCAGTGTACTTATCACGGATTTCAATCGCTAAAACGATAGCTGATTGAAGATCAGTAGCATCAGCTGCCGTTACGATATTTACCGTGTCAGGTCCAGTGGCAAAGGTGCTATGCCATGCACCACCAGTATTTGAAATGTGTCTATTGTACTTTGTTTTAATATCATTAACTAAAGTGATTAATGCAGGCAAAGCAGCTGCAGCTGCGGCTGTAACGTCATTGACGTTATCAAGTACGCCGTGGAATACCCCACCAACGCTCGAGTGGTGACCGGCACCAATAGTGCCATACTTGGTTCTGAGATCATTGGCCAACGCTATCGCATCAGCTAATAATGTCGCTGAATCAGCTGCCGGGCCATTATTGGCGTACGCAGCCTGGACATAATCGGCGACTTGGTTCAATGTGATGGCGGGGCCAGCCGGAAGATACAGGCTGTAGTCTGTTCCATCGATATTGATACTGAAGAAATCGGTTACGCCAGCTTGGATGACGAATGGACCATCCTTAGTACCGACCAACGCCGCTGGATGATTCAGTGCGCTATACTGACCATAGGCAACTTGATTGGGCTGCAAACCAACCTTAGCCGCAGCATTAGTCTGTCCAACCGTAGTGGGGGTTAGTACCTTTACATTCGAAGAATAACCATTGGTGGCGGTCTCCGTGTTACGACCAACGATCTTCAGGATTTCCTGAGTTCCGTAGGTCACAACAGTCGCCGGTACATAGCCACCAATCGGGTTGAATGCCGCAGTACCGTCTGGATGGACTTGGACATCCGCCCCTACTACAGCATTGATTGCAGCCGCCACTAAAGTCAAGGTGACAATACCCGTCATGGCGATCGGGGCCAGAATGACATCGTCGATTTGAAGGACTAGATAGTCCGTCGTGGCGAAGGCCGTTGTTGGACTAACCGGCTGTCCAAGAAGATTGGCCGGGAATCCAGTGGTCATGTTCACCGAGAATGCCGCAGCACCATCAACCTTCACACCACCAAACGAACGTGAAGCGGTGTAAAGATCGTATGGCTCAGCTCCCGGAGTCGTGAAACAGGCATGAGTCGCCGGAAGTAACGCCGAACTAAATTCGATTGTTACAGTTTCGGAAACGGGTGTGCCGCCATAATGGATGGCATCAGGAACAGTCTCTACGCCGGATGGCCACTGCACGATCTGCGGAAGAGCCGATTTCGTACCGAATCTAGTCTGGAACAACGGAGCATTGTTGTTCAACTCCGACGTAACGGTGAATTTCCCGATCCCGCTTGGGCCGGGGGTTATCACCTTTAGTGTATAGGTATCGTCAACCAATCGGCTATACCAGAAAGTAGCATAGACCTTGGAATCAGCTGTCACCGCATTCTTGAGAGTAATAGTGTTAGTTGACGAGTCTACTCCCAATACTGCCACAGCAGGCCGTGAATAGGCATCTCGAAAACTGGTACCGACATAGACCGTCACAAGATCCGGCCGATTGGTCGGAAGATCAATACGGCTGTTGGTGACAGTCTGATAAAGTGACAATCCAAGTGGGGTGTCACGACCATTTCCGGTAGTCGGAGTTAATGGGAGAGTGAATTTGGTAGCTGAAGCCGTGTTAGTTATCGGGTCAGTATAACGGGTAGCTTCGACACCGAAAATACGGTCATCAACTAACAGTCCGTAAATTTGTACTGAATCGAATGAGACGGTTCCGGTTACCAGACCAGAACTGATCTGGAATGCCGACCCCCAATAGATCTTGGATTGATCACCTTCATTCACGACTGTGAAATCGGGACCATTGAGATAATCCCTCCGACCTGGGGCTATACCAACATTCCCCATCGTGATTATGTTGCTATTGGGCAGATAGTCGAAGGTATCTTGCCAAGTATTGAAATAATATTGGATTGTTATCGTTGCCGTCTCAGCAGGAGCCGATGCTAAAGTAACAGTGCTATTGGCACCATCGACCCCTGATGGGATTACTTGAATCCCATTAACTAGAACGGTGACCTTTGATGTATCGGTGGTAGTAATTCCACCACCGGATCCATCAACGATAGGTCCATTAAATACGCGGAATGCCCGATTGCGATTGGTGTAGTCACCAGGATTGAATCCAAATGCCCCATTGGCATTACCAGATCCAATGAGAATATTTCCATAAGCCATAAGCTGGATGTGATACAGACCCTGATTGTCAGTATCGACTGCAGCTGTAAGCCCGGCGATGGCCGCTAGATTCACATCATTTGCAATATCAGTAGCCGAACGTGTGCCAGAAGTTAATGTGATCGCTACCGGCGCAGTCGAATCATCCAAGTAAACCTGGAGCGTATCACTAGTTCCAGTAACGATTGTATAGGTTTCGGCCTTCGGAGAAATCAGTATTGCCCGACCAACAGTAATCTGACTAGAAACATTATCCGTGACACGGGTGTCACCACGATGGAAAAAGTAATTAACCGATATCGCATCAGTTGGACTTGGAGGAACAAGAAGAGTGATCAGACCATTTGCCCCGTCGACAGCCGCCACGACAACTGGTTCACCATTGACAGTGACAGATACCCTATTCGTTTCATACGTGGTTTTGCCAATCCCAGTTCCATCCACGATAGGATAATTACGAACCCTTAACTGGAACCGATTCCCATCCTGGAGTCCAATAGTAGGATTGGAGGCTGTGCCACCAGTGACCCAACGACCAGTTGGATCCTCACCAAATATGGGTGTATCGGCTACGCTGCTCGACCCACGAATCATCTCATAATCGGATTGAGTCAAACTTTCCTGACCCACCCCAATCAACAGTGGGACCCTGAGACCGTTCAGTAATTGGCCGACAACCGGCTCAATAACAGAGCGAGTGTAAACACCAGGAGGAGCATATGTAGTGAATGGTCCAATACCCATTTTAGTTTCCTACCGTTCGAGCAGATTGAGTGTGAGTATCTGGTCTACGTATAAAGGAGCACAAAACAAGTCTATGTATTTGTATGGGTCTTCCATGCTCGATTTCGAATAAGCATGGACATAGAGAGTTTATCGTATACTATTATTCTTGTGCGGCTTTATCTTTGATCCGCTTAAAAGTTGTAAGAGCTTTCTCTCTAATTTGCATAGTATTATTATCTGCTGGAACGGGTTTTCCCGTACTAGGATCTATTGACAATGCATGAGTTCCGGCCTGCCTGCGTATTTTAGCCCTTTCTACTCTATCCGCATCATATGCTTCCCATTTTCGATTGGCAGAACGACCAACAGCAATATCTAATGAAGGATTATCGTGTGAACCAGTACTCCTTCTAGGAATTGGACCAGATTCACCCATATTGTTAAATTTGAAATTTGTGGCAGAAGGTATCCTAGGTACCAACTTCCCACATTTTTTACACGGATGTTTTTCGGAATATTGCTTTATATCATCTGATGAGAGCAACAACTCTTCAAACACTATACGACAGTCATTACATTGATATTCAATGATCGGCAAGGCCACTTCTCCTAATATACTATACTGATGATTTTTGAAGTTTTTTCTATGCCAATACTTCGACATATTCCGCGCATTCGTACAAATTTTGCACTCGAGAGAATCATTTCTACCTTTATGTTTATGGCGATAACAATCTGCAATGGGGATCAATCCGTGTTTTTTACATAATTTGTGTGTTTCAGTATAAGAAATAGATTTGCTTCGGTAATTCGGATCCTGCCACAATATCTTTGCTGCAATAGAATTACTTATTCGTACTTTCTCACGATATTCCGGATTCTGCCACATCTTCAAAGTCGCATTGTGCATTTTCTCCTTGATTTCGGGTCGAGCAAAAGTTATCTTCTTGGTAGCTGTTGATTTAGCTATGGATTCCGGACTTGGGGGTTTTCCCAAACGTGCTTTAGCAATAACAACAGACATCTTTTCCCGGTATTCAGGATCTTGCCATAGTTTTTTCATTTCAGCAGATTTTTGTTCTGATGACATAAATAAATAGTCTTTAAAATTGTCTAAGGATCGAGGCAGTGCCTTTTCACGATATTCCGGATTATTCCAGGGATTTTTATTTATATGTGGTTTGTGTTCACCACCCTTAGCCAAATTAAACCCGAACTGCGGATCTCTTGTATTGAAATGATTGATCCACTTCTCTTCAGCTAAATCGGCTGCTTCTAACGTATCGCAAATTTCTAGAATTCCATGAGTGAATGCGTCTTTCCCATATTTACGAATAGCATTCCAAAAATGGGCACAACCTCTGCCCCGCTTGTGTTTTGCATTCGCTATATGCTGATTCCAACGCTTCATCATCGTTAATTTGGTTAACCCGATGTAACGACGGCCGGAATGTATATGC